CATGAGCGCTTTCACATCACTACACTTGTGGCTCTTTCTCCCACATTTTATCCTGATCTGCCTCTTGAAGAACGTAAATCAAAAATCGCCCAGCAATCCCAACAAGATCAAGGTGATTTTGCACACTTGCGATTTGCTCTTCTTCGTAGCATTCCTTTGCCAGGCACTACTATTCCAATAACTTTGGACTCTATCGCTCCTTTCGCTGACAATTTCAGCCCTCTGCACGAAATTATTTACGCGCAGATGCTCGAAGATGAGCGGTACAAAGACTACACCTCCTCATTCCGCAAAAGTGGAGGTAACACCAAAGTTACTCTTGGCTTAACATATAAGGAATACATCTTTTACTGTATGTATTATGCCAGAAGGAAGTGCCAGCAGTCTGACGACCTCACCCAGATAGTCTCAAACAACACAGCTGCTATCGTAGCAGCTTTTGGCAAAACTGGTGCGAATCGTGTCGTCAACTTGGATGCTGCTATTGACGAGGTTAAGAAGGACGAGAAATTGAACCACATTTACAGCATAATAACGGGTGTTGCGATTGGCGTCGCCGCCACAGCTACCCTGGCAGCCTTACTCTACGGGCTGTACACGAAAATAAAAGAAGAGAGAACAGACCCAGAATATGGTGGACGAACTCGTGACTTTCGTACGATTCGTAAGCTTGATGGAATAAAGAAGGCCTCAAAAGCCCAACCTGAAAGCCAACAACAAGACGAAGCTTATGAACGTTTCGGGACCCTCATCGATGCCCAAACCTGTCAACTTGAGCATGAAGCGACCAAACGCACAATGTGGGGTCTCTTTGTTGATTCACAGCATATTCTAACACTTCGCCACCTTGCTGTTGTCCAGCAAGAAGAAAAGGAAAGTACCATAGGCGTCACACTCTTTGAAACTGACTCGCTAGGAAATAAACGTTCCATGAAGTTTTACACCACTTGGAACGAGAAAAGCGTTATCAGCTTAGGTGACGACCACTATGACATCATCCTTTTGAAGATGGATCTCCCAGTTCCTGGAATCAAGAAAATAACAACCCGATTCTGGAACAGCCTTGACTTAAAAGCCCAAAATAAGCTCGCTGGCCACACTGTCGCACGACAGACTCCTTTTGCTAGCGACGCTGGACCTATTCTCCAGTTCTGCCAAGAATTAACTTACGCAGACCGTTCTGAGATGGGTTCACTACATTTGGGCGTTGTTTTCCGCTACGGCGCAACAAGTCAAAAAGGCGATTGTGGGCAACCCATCATCGCAATTATCGACAAGACACCTGTTATTCTTGGAGTTCACTGCGCAAAAGCAGCCTCCACACCGATAGCGGCTATGGTTTCCCGATCACAACTGGAAGCTAAGTTAAAGCCCACCCTGACCATGCTGCGCGCTGATCAGGCTGAAGGCTCTGCTCTCGAGGGTGTTGATTTGGCACCTTTAACCACCGAATCCTTGAAGTTTTTACCTGAAGGTAACTTCATGCCAATCGCCACAGTCAGGAAACCCGTAGGTTACAACACTAAGTCGCAACTACGAAAAACTCGGTTCAACGAACTGGACCCCGCGTATCCTTTGCGCGTGAGACCTGCTATTCTTGATCCTGCCATCATCCCCATCGCTGAACAGAAGTATGGCTTACCAAGGAAACCTTTCAAACATTCAGAAGTACAAAAAGCACTTGCTGCTATGAAAATCTTGTTTCCTGCTAATAAGTCGCTCACTTCTTACACCTTTGAAGAGGCCATTAACTCTATTGAACTCAACACTTCAACTGGGTATGGCTACTCGAAAAAGCGAGCTGAACTTCTCTGGCGGAACGCTGATGGCCTTGTTGTTGCCGCACCTGAATTGCGTAAACAAGTCGAAGACATTCTTTCGTCGATCGACTCGGGAGTTATACCACCTGCTTTTGTTACTCCTGCTTTGAAAGACGAAGCACTGAAGCTTCAGAAGATCAAAGACCGTAAGACACGAACCTTCCAGATTTGCCAGCTAGCTTGGCTTATTGTTGGACGAATGGTCTTAGGTCCTGCCATGGACGAGATGACCCGCCATCCTACTGACACGCCTTGCGCTGTTGGTATTGATATGGCCTCCTCTGATTGGCACACCATCTTTTCAAAGATTTTCAAGAAAAAGAACATTCTCGACATTGACTACCAGTCTTTTGAAGCAACACACACCATGCAAGATGTTGCAATCACTGCCTTGCTCTTTGATCGTTATTACACCGACGACGAAGTGCAGAAAAACAGACGCTTAGCGTACATGACCGCTATGTACAATCGCACTCTGATCATTGGAAATCTCGCACTCCAAGGGTCGTCTGGCGAAGCGTCTGGGAGCATGGGCACCTCCCACAAAAACAGTATCGTTGCTTGCTTTAAGGCATTACTTGGCCTCGCACACGCTGAACCTGGGATGACCCCGGCCGACATGGCTCGTGAAATCTCTATCCTTGTGATGGGAGATGATACAGTCATTGGCGTCGCTGAAGATGTTAACTATTCTTTTCTCAGCATACAAGACTACTTTGCTGAACATAACATCGTTGTCACCCC